CAACCCTACCTTCCAACCATGACAATGATGGTCACCTACCGATGCCCACTCGACATCGTGGGGCTTCCCATCATGAGGAAGATGTACCCAGGAATCAGCAGCGCGTCGCCGATCAGCTCCAGCATCACACACGTTCATGCCGGCTACAAGAACCCACAAGCCCAGACTCTGACCCTTACCCAGCTCGAGAAGATTGGTAGCATCCAGCTTAGCCAAATCAACGCGGCCACAGTGCACGAAGAGCAGGGGGGCACGTTCAGATCCGTGATTTTACATTACGCTGGCACAAAAGCCGAGAGAGACTTGATCGAAAGGTCACCCAACCATCTCATCGTTGGTTTGACCAGACACACACATGAACTGTTCATCAGGGACGAAACAGCCGTCGGCAACGAAACGGGGGACATCGTCAAGTTCATCAACGATTCCACACCCCTCAGTCTTTACGCAGATAAAGCTAACATGGATCTGCAAGCGCTGACACCAGCAAGGAATGAACACCAAGTCACGATCGATGAGGACAGCCACGAGGATAAGGCAGATTACCCGACCGCACCGTCTTGCGACGCCGTTGTGGAGCAGCTCCTCGTCAAATACCACGGCGCACTCCTCACCGGAGAACACCAACACGCCATGACTTCGGAACTAGAACCGAAAGGCGACTGCAAAGGACGACTCAGGCTCGAGAACCTCGGAAAAGACGAGGCTTTCGAATCAAAGAAACACACAGTCTACCGCTTCACTGCGGCACAGAGAGTCAAAGTCACCAAGAGCAGCGACCAGAGGATGCTGGCTAAGACCATGCTCTCCAGACTGACGGTAGCCACCAAGAGTATGCCGGAGGCCAAAGCAAAGAAAATGGCCAAGAGACTTTTCGCCCAAGCCGAACCAGAGTTCGATTGGCACGTCACCGAAGACAATCTCCACCAATGTTTCGTGCAAGCTGCAGAAAAGTTCGAGGAAAACGGACACAACATGTCGGAACTTTTGGACATCGAAAATTGGAAAGACATGAACGTGCACCAAGTTAAAGCTTTCCTCAAGACTCAGCAGAAGGCCACCACCAACAAGGACCCGCTTACCACAGACAAAGCCGGGCAGAGCATCTCGGCATGGAGCAAAACCCTCAACTTCCAAGTCAATGTTTGGGCTAGATTGCTGGAACTGGTCCTCACCAAGCAATCCAAAGGGAAAGTCATCATCGCTACCGGTATGACGGACAAGGCAACCATGACGTTGCTCGAAAGGAACCACCAGATCGATGACAAGCACGTTGACAACGACTACACAGAGTTCGATTCCTCCCAAAATGAGGTTCCGGGCCACATTGTCGACAACGCATTGGTCAGACTTGGTCAAAGCAACACGATCGAATGCCCAGCCAATGTCAGAGAAAGCCTTATGGAAATGCAAGACTTTCGCCAGATTTCCAGCGACGTCATGTCACTGCTGGTCAGTCTCAAACTGGACTCCGGACAACC